GGTTAAATTCAGTTGCGGATTTCTTTGCATCTGGTAAAGTATGGGCTCCAGCTACACGCTGGGCAGAAGAGTTGATAGACGAGGTAGCGGCATTCCCTTCGGGCGAACACGATGACTTGGTGGACTCAATGACATTAGCGCTAATGAGATTTAGGCAAGGTGGGTTCTTAAGACTCCCAAGCGATGAACCAGATGATATTAAATGGTTTAAATCCAAAAGAGGCGCTGGGTATTACAACGTTTAAGGACAAACGACATGGCAATGGAAAAAGGTATTTATCAAGCCCCTATGGGTATCGCAGCTACAGAAGAGCCTGCAATTGAGATTGAGATTTTAGAACCGGGCGAGCTTGGTATTACCGCTGATGGCATTGAACCAGAAGACGAAGGTAGTGATGAGTTCAATAAGAATTTAGCAGAAGACATGGACGATGGTGAATTGCAATCCATCGCATCAGAATTGATTGGTCTGTTTGACGCAGACATCGCAGCACGTAAAGATTGGTCTGACACATACGTTGATGGTCTTAAACTCTTAGGTCTTAAGTATGAAGAAACTACTGAACCGTGGGCAGGTGCCTGTGGCGTTTACCATCCGATGCTTGCTGAGGCAGTGGTCAAGTTTCAGTCGGAAGCCATTATGGAAACATTCCCGGCGATGGGTCCCGTTAAGACAAAAATTATTGGAAAAGAGACTCAGAGCAAAAAAGAGGCTTCGATTCGAGTTCAGGAAGACATGAACTACCGCTTGACTGAGCAGATGAGCGAGTACCGCCCTGAGCAGGAAAAGTTATTATGGAATTTGCCGTTGGCAGGTTCAGCATTTAAGAAGGTTTACTTTGACCCAGCACTTGGTCGTCAAGTAGCCATGTTCATCCCAGCAGAAGACTTGGTTGTTCCTTACGGCGCTTCAAGTTTAGAAAATGCTGAGCGTATTAGCCACGTGATGCGCAAAACTAAGAATGATGTGAAAAAGCTCCAAGCCGCTGGGTTCTGGAAAGACATCGACTTAGGTGAGCCGTCAAACGTAATGGACGACATCGAGAAGCGTAAAGCTGAACAAGATGGGTTCACAGCATCTACAGACAACCGCTTCAGAATTATCGAGATGCACGTCGACTATGACCTGCCTGGGTACGAAGATGAGGCAGGAATTGCACTACCTTACATCATTACTATGGAAAAGAGCACCGCAAGAGTGCTAGCTATCCGCCGCAACTGGTATGAGGGTGATACTCTTAAATTGAAACGTACACACTTTGTGCACTACCAATACGTACCGGGATTTGGATTTTATGGATATGGACTTATACATCTTATTGGAGGTTACGCTCGTAGCGCTACTTCTATTATTAGGCAACTTGTCGACGCAGGGACACTCAGCAATTTACCGGGCGGTCTCAAAGCAAGAGGCTTACGGGTCAAAGGCGACGACACCCCAATTAGCCCAGGAGAGTTTAGAGACGTAGACGTACCTGGTGGCACTATTAAGGACAACATTATGTTGTTGCCTTACAAAGAGCCTAGCCAGACTTTGATGGCATTGTTTAACCAAATCGTTCAGGAAGGTCGTTCATTTGTTTCCGCCGGAGACTTACAGGTATCTGATATGGGTGGTAATGCACCTGTGGGAACTACTTTGGCTATTTTGGAGCGCACGCTCAAAGTAATGTCAGCGATTCAAGCTCGTTTGCACTACTCAATGAAGGTTGAATTTAACCTTCTCAAGACAATCATTGCGGACTACACAGATGAAGACTATGAGTACGAGCCTGAAGAAGGTCCTTCAACAGCTAAGAAATCGGATTACGATGATGTTGAGGTTCTACCGGTTAGCGACCCTAATGCGAGCACGATGGCGCAGAAAATCGTACAGTATCAAGCTGTGCTCCAGTTGGCTCAATCAGCACCACAACTCTACAACCTCCCACTCTTACACCGTCAAATGATTGAGGTTCTTGGTATTAAGAACGCTCAGAAACTTGTACCGATGTCAGATGACCAGAAGCCACAAGACCCAGTCACAGAAAACCAAAACATTCTGATGATGAAACCAGTTAAGGCGTTCAGCTATCAAGACCATCAAGCACATATCACCGTGCACATGGCTGCTATGCAGGACCCTAAGATTGTTGCGTTACTCCAAAATAATCCGATGGCACAGCAACTGCAACAGCAGATGATGGCGCACGTCAATGAACATATTGGGTTCCAGTACCGCATTGAGATTGAGAAGCAAATGGGTATGGTGTTGCCTCCTCAGAAGGTTGATGAGCTTGGCGAAGAGCAGAATATTGGCATGGACCCACAAGTTGAAGCTCAGCTTGCCCCAATGATTGCCCAAGCTGCTCAGAAGTTACTACAGCAGAACCAACAACAAGCTGCTCAACAACACGCCGCTCAACAAGCTGCTGACCCATTGATTCAAATGCAACAGCAAGAACTCCAGCTCAAAGCTCAAGAACAACAACGTAAGGCTACTAAAGACCAAGTTGATGCTCAGCTGAAGATGAAGCAGCTCGAGATTGAGCAAGAGCGCATCCAGTCACAAGCTAAAATTGCCGCTGGACAAATCGTTGCTCAAGCAGGTATGAACCAGCAGAAGATTAAAGCGCAAAACCTTCAGAAGGGTGGCGAGATGTTTGCTAGAGCCCTCGAGAAGAAAGCAGAGATGAAGCATAACAAAGAGCAGCAGTTAGATAACCAAGCGCATCAACGTCTATCTGCTAATCAATCAAAAAAGGAAACTAAAGAGTGACCGAATACCAATACCTAGTAGGGGAGCTCCAGAAGGAGCTCGAGGCTAGAGCAAACGCTGTCGCAGATGGCAGCTGCAAAACGTATGACCAGTATCAAAACGCAGTAGGGATTATCCGTGGTCTTGCCCTCGCTGTGGATGTAATCAAAGACCGTGAGCAAAACTTAAAGGACTCAGATGAGTGAAATTATCATTAGCGACGCATTGGGAAACCTCTCGAAGCTACCTGAAAAGCAAGAAGAAAAAGCAACACAACTTCCAAAAGCTGCTGGCTACCATATCTTGTGTATGGTTCCTGAAGTTGCGGAAGAGTATGAAAGCGGCTTGATTAAAGCTGATACCGTAATGAAGTACGAGGAAGTTTTAACCCCCGTGCTATTTGTTATGGATATTGGTCCTGACGCTTACGCCGATAAAGAACGTTTCCCTAGTGGACCGCTCTGTAAGGTTGGTGACTTTGTATTGATTCGCCCTAGTTCTGGTTCACGCCTTAAGATTCATGGTCGTGAGTTCCGAATTATTAATGACGACTCAGTTGAAGCCGTAGTTTTAGACCCCCGTGGGATTACACGTGCATAAGGAGATTTAAATGGCAACAGAAGAATTTGGCACAGTAACTTTTGGTAAGGGCGGTAAAGTTATTCCTGTAGGTGGGGAAGACACTTTTGAGTTCCCAGATGAAGTTGCAGCAAGAGAAGAAAAAGAAGTAAGAGCCGCCCCTGAGGTAGATATTGAGATTGTTGACGATACTCCTGAGGAAGACCGTAATAAACAGCCTATGGCTGAAGAAAAGGTATTAGCAGCTGATGACGAAGATGATGAACTCTTGTCTTATGACAAGAAGGTTCAGAAACGCATCAAAAAGCTAACAAAAGGCTATCATGACATCCGCCGTGAGAAGGAAGAAGCGGTTAAGATGCGTGAAGAAGCACTTCGTGTAGCCCAATTCCTAGTAGAAGAGAACAAAAAGATTCAAGCAACTCTTCACGAAGGAAGCAAGATTTACATCGAGCAGGGTAAAGTAGGTGCAGAAGCTGAACTTAATATGGCTAAAAAAGCCTATAAAGAGGCTTATGAGGCTGGTGATAGCGATGCATTGGTAGATGCGCAGTTGGCAATTTCAGAGGCAACTTTGAAGTTAGACCGTGCTAAAACTATGCAACCGATTGAGCCTAGGGAGCAGGAATACAATATTCCGCAAATTACTCCAGAAGCCCCAGCACAGGACCCAAAACTTACTCAATGGTTAGATTCTAACGATTGGTATGGTGGTGAAACTCCTGAAGAAGACGAAATGACTGGTCTTGCAATTACCATTCATAATCGCCTTGCTCGTGAATTTGGTGAAAAATATGTTGGAACTGATGAGTATTATTCCAAAATCAGTGATACAATCCGCAAAAGATTCCCCGATTATTTCGGAGCAGATGAAGAATCACAAGTTTCAGAAGTACAAAAAACACCGGTTAAAACCCGAGCAAAACCCGCTGCAAGTGTCGTAGCTCCTGCTACACGCTCAGTTGCCCCCAAGAAAGTACAACTTACGCCTACCCAGGTACAAATAGCGAAACGTCTCGGCGTTCCACTAGAACTGTACGCTAAGAAGGTTGCCGAACAAATGAATGGAGATAGATAATGGTTAAGAAAACAACCCGTGATGCAGAAGTACGTGATTCAGAAGTACGTCCAATTGAAAGTTGGGCTCCTCCTCAATTACTCCCACAACCAGATGAGCGCCCAGGTTGGGTACATCGTTATGTGAGAACTTCTATTATGGGGTCAGCTGACCCAATGAACGTCTCCGCTAAGCGTAGGGAAGGTTTTGAGCCTGTTAAGGCTGAGGATTATCCTGAACTTATGAGCCATGCGTCCATTGATGGACAATTTAAAGGTTCAATAGAAATTGGTGGTTTAGTTTTATGCCGTGCCCCAGCTGAATTTATGCAACAACGTGCTGCTCACTACGAGAAGCTAGCTGCAGGTCAGATGGAGTCGGTGGATAACAACTTCTTATCGCAGAATGACCCACGTATGCCTTTGTTCAAGGACAGAGCTACTAAAGTTACTTTCGGTAAGGGAAGTTAATTTTAATCTAATTTAAGGAGCTTTTTATGAGCACAGTATCGGCCCCGTACGGGCTTAAACCAATCAGCTTGATTGGCGGTCAATCCTTTACTGGCGGAACAATCCGTGAGTACTTGATGACCACAAATAACGCTGCAGCCATTTTTAATGGTGATTTAGTGCAGTTAGGCGCAGCAGTAGCAGGTCAACCAACCGTTGTCGCAGCAACTCCAACTACTAGCACTGCTGGTATCGCTGGTGTTTGCGTAGGCGTACGTTATCAATTGGCAGGTCAGCAATTGGGTTACCCACTCTATGCACAATATTTACCAGCTAACGCAGTAACTGCTGGCTACACCAACATTTTCATTCGTGTTGTTGAAGACCCAGACCAGTTATACCAAGTTCAGTCTTTAGGTTCCGTAGGTTACGGTTCTATTGGCAAAACTGTTGCATTGGCAAACTTTGGTGGCAGCACAACTACAGGTAACTCTACTGTTGCTATTTCTGCTACTATTGCTAACACAAACGCACTTGCTTGCAAAATCGTTGATTTGGTTAACTCCAGCTCTACATTTGGCGGCAATTTCCCTTCTAACCCAGGTGATGCTTATACCGACTGTATCGTTAAATTAAACTTTGGCGTACATCAGTATTATCAATCCGCTGGTACAGCTAACTAATAAAGGAGCTATAACATGGCTATTTCACGTTCACAACTCCTAAAAGAGTTACTCCCGGGTCTGAATGCATTGTTCGGATTAGAATACGCACGCTACGGCGAAGAGCACAAAGAGATTTACGAAACTGAATCTTCTGAGCGTTCATTCGAAGAAGAAACTAAGTTGTCAGGTTTCTCAGCAGCCCCAGTTAAAAACGAAGGCGGCGCTATCTCTTACGATAATGCACAAGAGGCATGGTCAACACGCTACTCACACGAAACTATTGCTTTGGGTTTCTCAATCACTGAAGAAGCGATTGAAGATAACTTGTACGACAGCTTGTCTGCTCGCTACACTAAAGCATTGGCTCGTGCTATGGCTTACACCAAGCAAGTTAAAGCAGCTTCTGTATTGAACAACGGTTTCAACACTGGTGGTTCATACAACGGCGGCG